TTATGCTAAAACCAAATGATGTAAGCGTCAAAGTAAGTCACGAGCTTGACGGAAACAGGAGGTTGAACCAGTTGCTTCGCGGCATCACGGATCCTTATCTCAAGGATATTGTGAGTCCACTCGTAAGAGGAGAATTCAAGCCAGTTAACATTGGTGGTGAAATTTTCTCTATCAACACGGATAGGCCTAGTGTACTTCAGACTGTGCTCAGCCTAATACGTGATGACTGTTTAACGTTTGATAAACGTCTGTATGAGTTGGAAGTCGCGGAGCTAAAGAAATCAGGGCCTAAGAGTTTGAGACCTAGTTCTAGTTGGTGGACTGCTATCAATGGTTACTATGGAGATAGTGGTTTTCGAGCAGATGGTCAGGCACTGATGGACGCTCACGATGCGATCTGGCGCAGGCTTGGTGCTAGCATGGATTCGGGCAGTTTCATTCGATTAGAGGATGTGATCGTGCCAAGAACTACCTTCAGTGGTATGCCTTATCTAACACGTACTGATTTGGTATACGATGATATCCTGAAGGATGCTCATAAGATCATGGACACTATTATGACCGGTCAGAATTTCGAGTATTTCTTTTCCATTTTAGGACATCGGGGCCAATCGAGAGGTTTATTCGATTTACCGAAACAGAGAGTCATATGGCAGTATCCTAAAGCTTCAGTTGTAGTCGGATTGAGTTGGCTTCAATCAGTTCTCCCGCGATTGGCTAACATAGATGAATTCGTCGGCTGGAATAATTATGCAGTGGTTGATACTTATGTCAGGAAATTGTTGACTATGTCACATGATATAGGTAGTAACGTTGTATCGTTAGATTTCTCCCATTTTGATTCTTCTGTAAGTACGTATTTAGTTTATCCCTTATTTAAGAAATTACGATTGGCAAAGCAATTGATTCCCATATTGGATGAGTTCTTTACATCCAGTATCGCACTACCAAGCGGCATTGAGCGTGGGCGTATTCGTGGTGTCCCTAGTGGTCATGCATGGACAAATTTTGTCGATAGCATAGCCAACTTGACTTGCATATTTTATGTGGCCGAAAGGACGGGCCGTCGAGTTATGGGTTGTACCGTACTAGGTGATGATTCTTTGGTGGTCTATGATCGACCAATTGGATTGGATGAGATGACACGAATTGCTTCTGAATTAGGGCTTTCACTTAGTTCAGTTAAATCAACTGCTTCTGATGATCATTGTCACTACCTCCAGAAGATGTATTTTAGGGAGCGTCAGTCTGGTGGTATTCGTTCCATTGTACGTACCTTGAATTCCATGATTTCCATGGAGAAGTGGAACCCGGAAGTGGATCCGTTATTCCATGTGGCTCGCTGGTGGATGCAACTG